GTGTTGTTGGTCTTGCCATTCATAATGTTGTTGACCACCTCGGAAATCTCCCGTGGCGATCCACCCTGATATGGCAATACGCGAAATGTCATCGTCTACCTGCTGGCACTAGGTCAAAGTCAATACCAATAGCGGTTGTCCACGACCCCGTGGGTTGGACGGATAAACGATGGTAGCGGCCTGTTGACTTAAATGCGGCGCGACCTTCGCTATCTGCGGCAGTATAACTTCCAAAGCTAATAGCATCTACCAGTCTATTTCTTGTAGCAACCGCAACTTGGCCTGCGCCACCGTCTACCAATGGACGGGTCATGTTGATTGTGCTTACCTGACCTTGTGTCTCTAAGTCTCCGGTTTGTATGGTTGCGGTTAAGTTAGACCCTGAAAATGTAACAATCTTGGCTCCACTACCACCAACAAACTGCGACTTACCGCCCGTCCAGACCCGGGAGTCAAAGCTAGTAGAGATGGTGTCTACCGTACCAAATACATCCAAAGCCTCTAGCGTATAAGCTGGTGTAGCGGATTGCGCCACAAAGCCTATGGTTGTCTCGCCACGAGACCAACGCTTTGTCTCAAAGTTGTAGATCAGGAGACTGTCTACGTTTCCGTTGCTTCCCGAGGACGGGTATGCCCAGACGATCAGGTTTTTGATCGGATCTACTGTTGCCGACATCTTGTAAGAATACGATTCGTCCAAGTCCGAGAAGAAGAATCGGTCTACCTTCTCCGATCCAATCCCAATGACCTGCGTACCGTTACAGGCGTAAAAACCATCGTCAGACAGGAAGTAGGTAATACCCTGATACTGGACTATGGAGTTAGGCTCAAAGCACCCAAGGTTTCGGGAAATGTTGTCAAACTGGAATATCGCCGGTGTTCCGACATAGGACATCCGGTATATCGAACGCTCCATTAGGAGAATCCCAAACTCACCACCCGTAATACCTTGCACCGCACCACCGTCAGGGATGATCTGGTAGTCGGCCTGATTTGTTGCGGTAGTTGTCCATGCGGTCTCATCATTGATCCCCGACCATTGGACCTTCTGGGACTCTGTTGAGCTCGTGTACCCGGTCACCACAAAGTCTCGGACCACCGTTAGGTAACGAGCAGTAGGAGCTGCGGCGTCTAGGTCTGCCCAGAGGGTAGAAGTGCCGAGTTGCCAGTATTGCAGGATCTCATCACCATTAGCCGCAATAAGAACATCGCCAAACTGCGTAAATCTCCACTTCTGCTCTGTCGGGGTCGAATACCCACCTGCTTTAGATACGTCATCCAAAGACAAGTCGCTAGAGTCTAGTTTAAATAACTTTGTCGAACCGCCAGCAAATACCTCTGTTGCGCCGCTTGCAGGGTTTCTACCAGCAACGACGTTGTTTATATCTTCGGATGCTGCCAGAGAATAGTCTACGGGTGTTCTGAGAGGCCCATAGCCTACTGCCTGCGGGACTACATTTAGGGCTTCTTTCACCACCCCCGTAAGTCCGGGCTGGTCAGGTAGCCATTCACCAAAATCTATCCGAGCCATGTGTTGTTTCCAGCCGTATTCGTTGTCCAGTTGTTAGATCCTGCGCTTACAGGTGTCCACGAGTTTGTCCCGACACTCACCGAGGTCCAAGTGTTTACCTCTACCGTTGTGGATGTCCAAGTATCGGTACTTACCCCTACGTTTTGCCAATCTTCGCCAAGGATCTTGCCCATCACGGTCATAGATCCAGCGGCAGAAACTTGTGCGCTTGCAGCAAAGGTGGCGTTTCCGGTGGCCGTCATGGTCCCTGAAGCAAGGATGTTTGCCACGCCAGAGGCGGTAAAGTTTGCGCTTGCAGAAAACGCCCCAGAAGCCGCTATTGGAGCAGTTGCAGTCCTTACCCTTATGCCCTCGCCAGAAAGGCTACCAGAGGCAGAAATCAGCCCCTCTGCGGTGCGTACACGCTGAATTGCCGCAGACATGGACCCGGTGGCGATAATCTGTATATCAGCCCCAGCAATAACCTCTGCCGAAGCACTCATGGTCCCGGATGCCGTGATGATGGCCTGCCCACCAACTGTATAGTTTGCAGCCGCCGACATTGACCCGGTGGCAGTCATGCTTGCCTGACCGAATGTGGTCTTTATCGCAGATGCGGCCATGCTTCCCGTGGCGGCGATTAAAGCCTCTCCGTTACGGATGGCAAACCCTTCGCCAGCCATAGTTCCACTAGCGGTAATTAAAGCCTCTGCGGAACGCTGCCTAAACCCGGAAGCGGTTACTGTTGCCGATGCGGTGATGCTTGCAGGGCTGTCAAAAAATATACAGGCAGTTCCCCAGACCTCGCTATCCATTGCAAACTGGATGGTGTCTAAGTTACCGAAGAAGTCTAGATCCTCAAGCGTCCAAGGGCCACAGACTTTATCCACATACCATGTTGCGTCCAGAGGATACTGCGGCATTGAATCTAGTGTGCCGAGTTGATCGAGCTCCTCTAGGGTGAGCATTAGGCAAGGGTGACGCTAAGAGAGCCGGAAGCAATCTTGAAGATGTCGCCAGACTCAATGGTTTTGGATGTCGTGATGTCTGTATAAAACAACAGGTTTCCAGAGGTAATTGCGTCTAGCAACCCAATGTGAGAGATCGTTCCCCATGAGCCGGTTGCCTGATCAAACTCCACAGAAGCCGAGTTTGTGCAAACGCCGTTGGAAGGAGATCCAAAGGTTGCAGACTTGCGGGCATAGCCGCTACCCGTACATTCTGTTCCCGTGTTTCCCTCGCCCGGATCTGTTGTGTAAAGACCAACAAAGACGGTGGCTGGAGAAGTGTAAGAAGTATTGCGGAGAACGGCGTTAAGCAGGCCATTTTCCAGATAGTTGGACATTTCGGACATAGTTACCTCGAAGTGACGGACATAGTTAGGGGGACACCGGCAAACTCTGAGTTCTGGTCAGAGGTATTGATATTGCTGATAGAGCGGTCATATAACTGCGCCCAGACTTGGACCCGAGCATCGTTCATCAGGTACGGCTCTGCTTCCGCTAGTGCGGCGTATAGCAGGGCGTCGGGATAGTTAGCCAGAAACTCGTTGCTTGCCACGTTATCGGACATCGCGGTTGGCTTGAAGTAATACAGAAGTTCAACCGTGTAAACCTTATCTGGGATAGGCGCAAACTCAAACTCCTGACCCAGCATGGTGTAAAACGCAGGCTTACCCGATGTCTCTGCGTCTGCGTTGCGGGTAAATGCTGATGGTGAGTTGTAGGTCAGCGAAATCCGCGGATTTCCCGACAGATACATATCCCGCATCTCTAAAAAATCAGAGGGGATCTCTACGGTAGAGTCCCCTGCGACGGTACTTGTGGTGACAGACTTCAGTAGCTTCCGGGTGCGGATCTCCCGCGACAGACGGAGTTCTGCCAGCGTGATGAAATCAGGTATCTGGCTGGTCAGGTCGCTGCGCCCAAGATAGTTCGCAACTGCCGTCTTTAGTGAACTGTAAGTCGTCAGAGCCATCGTTTTCCTTACTGGCTACTTCGTGCCATCCAAAAGTGTATGAACCGACATGGCCCACGGAGTTAGAAAACTCGTGGTCCACCCATGTCTCAAATCCTGCATCGTGCGCTTTCACGCAAAAGTACACATCTTCCCCGAGTAATTTCTCGCCGGGAAGTTGCTCAAACCAAAACCACGGGCGTGGTGTTTTTCTAAAGACTTCTGCTTTTACCAACATCACACCGCACCCAATGGCAGTTACACGCTCCAGACCTTTTTTGTCCTTGGAGTTGATCTTCTGCCAGTTAATTGTCTTTTGTTCCTTGTTGATCCAAGCGTTCTTTGCGGTTCCGTGGATCGGCGGGACTCGCGTTGTAGCGTTGGCCCCAACAATGTCTTTGTCTTTAGAGATCAGGTACTCAATCGTATTCTTTGGGAATCGCATATCTGCATCTACCCAAAGGATATAATCTGCACCCTCTTTCAAAGCTGACTCTGCTAACTTCTCGCGCTGATCAAATATCAGGGTTCCTGCCACGGTGTATAAGGCTTGCTTACCGTCTTTCCTGAACCTTGAGTCATACCCGCACATAAGTGCTAGATCAAACGCTGTGCCTACTTCCATCTCGCCACGCGTAGGAATACACACGGCGACC